ACCGGGCCGGATTCCCTGCGCGTTTCCCGCCTTCCCGCCGCCGACAAGGGCGGCAAGTGGGAGATTTGCGGCATTTGCGACGGCATTGAACCGACCGTGTTTAACAGATTGAAGGCCCTGCTGGATGCCGGAAGGAGGGAGGAAGCCTGGGAAGGTTGTCTCCAGTACGTCCTGGATAATACCGCCGCCGTGCGCTCCTGGCTGGGGTCTGACGCTTTTCCGGCCACGGAGTTTATGTTGCGGGACCATTTTTTCAATTCCGGGAGCAGGAATGCCGGGAAGGTTTTGCAGCGCGCGCTGAATGTCCGCGGCGCCGGGCTTGTGGTGGATGGGGTTGTCGGCCCCAGGACCCGGCAGGAGTTGCAGGATCAGCTGGCCGCTACGGGTGAAGCGGCGTTTCTTGTCGCCCTGCATGAGAGGCGTCAGGCGTTTTACCGCTCGTGCAGGCAGTTTCCCGTGTTCGGCAAAGGATGGCTGAACCGCTGCGACGATGCGTTCAGCGTGGCGCAGGAGCTTGTTTAGTTGTTTACCATTAGTTGTTATGAGTTCAAATCCATTAAAAGCTGTCGGAGGGGCCCTGGCAAATATCGCCACGTTCGGGGGATATGGAGCCAATAAGGCGGCCAAGAAGCAGGCAAGCGCCGCCAACGCTATGGCCGATGCCATGGCGAATGCCCCGGAGCAGAAGGTTATTACTACGGAAACCAAGGATGTTTCCCAAGCGGAGAATGCGGTGAATTCGTCTGCCCGCCGCCGCTTGAAGCTTAGTAATACGACGAACCGGAGTAATCCTCTTTCTTCCCTGGCTGGCCTGAGGAAGACGCTGGGTTGATTTTTACACAGGAGATCCATGGAAAATGTTAAAGATTTATTGAGGACGGCAGACGCCCTGTTCACGGAGATGAATAAGAATTCCGGGGATTGGGATGAATTGCGCCGGCGCATTATGCCGCGGATGGAGGGGAAGGCCCGCCAGCAGGAACAGGCTAATGAGATGACGGCTGCGTCCAGTTTTTCTCCGGTGGCGCATAAGTCCCTTTTGAATTTGGCGTCCGCTCATCTTCTTTTTATTACTCCCATGGATCAGAAGTGGTTTTCCCTGCGGCCGCAGGAGGAAAGGGATGATTACACCGATGAGGACGATTGGTACAGCAGAGCGACGGAGGCCGTCTACCGCGCGCTGGCGGATTCCAATTTTTATGCGGCGGCCCACGAGGTTTACCTGGACCGTTGCCTGACAGGGACAGGCTGCATGTTTGCAGATGTTTCCCGTGACGGGTCCCTGGTGTTTAAACACGTCCCTACCGGGACTTATGCGATTGCCGAGGGAGCCCACGGGGAGGTGAATACGCTGGTGCGGACGTTGAAGTTTACTGCCCAGCAGGCCGTGGAGATGTTTAAGCTGCGCAATCTGCCTGTCAAGATTCAGGAGGCGTATAAGGATGCGGAGAGGCGGTACACCGAGATGTTCGAGTTTGTTCACCTTGTACTGCCCAACAGCCGGGCGCAGTTCGGTTCCGACATGGTAAGGCCTGGCCGCCGCAAGTGGTTGGACGTGTATATTGCCAGGGAGGCGGAGAAGATTGTTTTCCATGGCGGCTTTTACGAGTTTCCTTTTTTGGTGACGCGCTTTTTGAAGGGTGGCGTTTCTTCTTACGGCGAGGCTCCGGGCAAGGCTGTGCTGCCGGAGATTAAGGCTACCCTGCTGATGGATCGGGTGATGGATGTGGCCGGCAGCCGGGCGGCAATTCCCAGCGTTATTGTGTCGGCTAAGATGGCAAAGGAGGTTGATTTGCGGGCCGGAGGCAAGACGGTTGTTCCAGATGAGCTTATTGGTTCACAGTTTCCGAGGGAATGGGCGAACGTGGGGGATGTGAGGTTTATGCTGGAGCGGCAAGATAAGAAGGAGAAGTTGATCAGGGAGGCGTTTTTCAATGATATTCTCCAGGTGGTTTCAAGCGTGGACCGCGAGATGACGGCTACGGAGGTGAATGCCCGCGAGTCGGAACGCATTATTTGCTTTTTTTCTTCTTTCATTCAGTTTTCGCAGGATTTCCAGACGATGATGAATCGCATTGTCTGCCTGATGTTCCGCAATATGCAGGGGGCCGTGCTTCCGGGCGACGCGCCTGATGAGTTTTTTGTCCGTTCCGCCGATGGGGAGAAGTTTGAGTTGCGGACTCCCCGCACCCGCTATCTGGGCAAGATTGCCCAGGCATTTGACCGTTTGCAGAGGTACGGCCTTGAGGGGGTGCTGAATGGGTTGGCGAAGTATATCCAGGTTTCGGGCGATACCCGCATTGCCAAGCGCATGAAGGCATGGGAGGTGCTGCGGTTTATGTGGGACAGTTCCGGCGCCCCGTCCAAGTGCATTGTGTCCGCGTCCGAGAATAGCAAGATGGTTGAGGAGGAGAGGGCTCAGGAGGATCAGATGCGTCAGGCCGCCCTTGCGGAACAATTGGCCAAGGCCGGCAGGGATAGCGCCGCGGCGTCCGCACAGTTTAATACGGAATGATGATGAATATGTTTGAAGATAAGCCGACACCGGAACAGGTTGAGTTTCTCAAGAGGCTCAACCGGAGACGAGCCGCGCTGAAGGAGGCTTTTACTCCGGAGGTGCTGGATATTTTAGAGAAGGAGTTCCAGACGAATTTGCCCTGCTTTCAAGGGAAGGCTGGTTCCTACGATCCCCTTGACGCAATGCGCCGAGATGCCCAGCGGGAAGTTCTCCTGTGGGTAAGATACGAGATTGAACAATATAACCCTGATTTACATGACCTATAGTAGACTATTCCATAACAGGTTCTTATACGAAGAGGCCATTCCGGAAGGGGGGGCTGGCGGCAATGGCGCTCCGTCTCCCACGAATGACGCTCCTCCTGCGAATCCCGCGGGAGGCGGATCTCCCGCGGATCCTCCTGTCCCGTCCAATCCCTACGATTTTTCAGGGGGTACGGAAGAGCCCGATCCGGCTCCCGGCAGTCCTCCCCCGCTTTCTCCGCAGGAGGAGACCGAGTATGAGATTGATTTTGGGGAGGGGTTTGTGGAGAATGATGCCCTGCGGGATATGCTGAAGGGACATGCCAGGGCGGCAGGGCTGCCGGCCGATGCCGCCGGGAAGTTTCTTTCCGAGGTGGCTGCCAGCATCCGCGCGGACGAGGAGGCGGCTTTTAAGGAGGCTGACGAAGCGTTGAAGGACGAATGGGGAGCGGAGTATGAGACGAATGTTTCTGCCTCCAAGGCTTTTGCCCGGAAGCTTTCCGTGGAGTCCGGCGTTCCTATGGAGAAGATGGCTGTGTTTGCGAGTCCGGACGGGTTCCGCGTTCTGCACGCCATTTCCCGGATGATAGGCGAGGGAGGCTTGAAGGGCGGCGGTCAGATTCCGGCGAAGACGGACCCTGCCGACGAGGCTCAAGCTATTTTGTCCGACCCCAATCACCGTTATTATAAGGCAATCGCCGATCCTTCACATCCACAGTGGCGGGAGGCTACCGATTATTATAATAAGCTGGTGGGGATTTCCGGTTAGTTTTTTTTGCGTTGACTATTGGTTCGGAGGGGTGTCCTGCTGTGCGGGGCGCCCTTTCTTTTTTCATTTGTTCAAGTTACGGTTGTATTCATCAGTCCTGGGGATGTGGCATGATGCCTCAAATGGATAAGGTGACCGTTTTTAACCAGGCTTTGGCCCAGTTGGGGGACCGGGAGTATGTGAAGGGTTCCCCAGCCGGTCGCACCGTTGATTTGTGGTGGCCTACCGTGTTGCAGGAAGCGCTGTTGTTCGGGGCATGGACCTGGGCAACCAAACGGGTTGAGATGGAGCGCTCTGTCATGAGGCATCCGATTCCGGATGATTGCCTGCGCGTGCTGTATGTGGGGGCGGATTTGTTCCGCATTGAGGGGCGTGATTTGGTGGTTGAGCGTTACGGGAAACGCGCCGCCGGGACCGATAAGCTGGTGGTGGATTATCTTTCCGACGAGGTGGCCCGCTCCGAAGTGCTGCCGGATCATAGTCCGTTTTTCATCAAGGGCGTTGTGTTTCTTCTGGCTGGCAGGTGCGCTTTGAAGCTGGCTTCTTCTCCCCAGCTTGCAGCCGCTTTGGAGGCACAGGGTGAGGCGTTTTTAAGCAAGGCCCTTTATTGGGACACCTGCCAGCATGCTTCCAATGACCAGGATCCGTTAACAGAGATTTTAAACAGTTCCATTTTCTGATGTTATGAGTTCCGATTTCGGGGTTTCCCAGCAGTATAAGTATCAGGGGCAGGCGGCTTTGAGCAACGGGCGCGCCACGCAGGCGGCTTATGAGAAGAAGGCCCGCGCCCTGGAGGCAGAGGCGGTTTCCGATTCCCACCTGGCCGCCCGCAATATGAAGCGGATGCGCCAGAATCAGAATACCGCCATGGGGTCTGCACGGGCACAGCGCGGCGGATCCGGTTTTACTTCCGAGGGTTCCGGAAGCCAGGCGGAGGTGGCGGTGGCGGATGTGTGGGAGAGCGCCATTGGGGATGCGGCCCTTTCCAACGCGGTTTCCGATGCCAATAAGCGGTTTGCCGCGGAGTCCGCCCGATACCAGGGTGATCTGGCCATGATGGCGGCACACAGCGAGGCGGACCAGTATAAGATGCTTTCACAGAATGCCCTTGGTTCTGCCATGATTCAGACGGCCCTGACGGTGGCGGGGGGAGTCATGGGGGCGGCAGGAATGTCCGGTGGAGGATTGCTGGGGGGTGTTACCGAGAGCGGGCAGACGTGGGGTTCCGCCGCCGGGGGATCCCAGGGGGCTTTTTCCGGGATGATGAATGCTTATTCCCTTTCCGGTTCCCTGGGGGGGATGGTGCCGGGGAGCATGCAGTCTTCCAACAGGTTGAGGGATTCCCTGCTGGCTAATTTCATGGGTTTTGGAAAGAGATGAGCGTTTCTCCCATGCAGCAGGCTTTTTTACTGATGGAAGCCCAGCGCCCCGGCTGGTTCCGGGAGACCGTTTCCCTGGCGGATGCGGGAGGCGGGGTCGTGTGGTGCTGCCCTTCGTTGTTTTTTGCGGGGGTGCCAGATCCGGAGTCCCCCAGGACGTTGATTATTCTTTTTGCCCACGGCCGCATGGAGGCCGTCAGGGAGCTGGCTTGTCTGGTGCAGGGGCGTTTTGACCGGGCAAGGTGGCAGCGCTGCATCCGCGGACGCGAGGACTGGAAGGAGATTTCCATCCCAAGGTTTTTAAGTTTTAACCGTTTCAAGATGAACGAAGATGAGTGATTTACAGCAACCCTTGTACGGAGGAACCCGGATGAATGCGGCTTCCTCCACCCCTTCCCCGATCCAGATGCCGGATGTTTCTTCCAAGCCCGTTCAGAGGGCGCTGCAGAATGCCCAGGAGTTTGTGTCTGATGTTGCCCACCAGTACCAGCGCATGAAGGATTTCGGCGAGCAGACGCGGCTGGAAGGCCAGATGAATGATTTGGCCAGCGAGTTTGAGCAGGAGATAACACGGAGATTGGGGTTTGCCCGCGGTCATGAGCTGTCTTTTTACGATCGTGACGGGAGGCTGAAAGAGAGCGCCCTGAATACGTTTGTGCGGAATTACGAAGGGAAGTTCCGCGGGTTGAAGGGAAGTTTTGTTTCCCAGGAGGAGGCTTCCAGGTTCGGAGTCAGAAAGCAGGATGTGATGCGCCGACTCCAGGGGCGGGCTTCCGAGTTGATGCTTAAGGGGCAGATTCAGGAGTCCAGGCAGGCTTTTGAGGAAGGGTTGAAGGGGGATTTGCTGCGGAGGGATTTCCAGGGAGCCACCCGTAGGCGCATTCAAGCTTACGAGGCCGGCATTGTTTCTGAGAATGGAATGAACAACGGTATTCTGGAAGATACACGGAACGGCCTTTTGGACGAATACGAGCAGGATATGCTGATTAACCCCAGTGTTGCTTTTACGAAGCTTGGAGACGGCTATTTTGATGCTCTGGGCGCAGGAGATGTTTTAAAGCTGAAGGAGAAGACCAGAAGGTTTTTACGTTCCGCGAACCGCTCCGAAGGTGAAGATGGTGCGCCCGGTTACAGAAAGGGTTCTCTTTGGCCGAAAGCTTCCCTCCGTTACGGAGCCACGGAGCAGGAATACGACTGGGTGGAGCATTATAACCGGACCGGCAGTTACGGGAAATACGCCCCTTCCATTAAGTTTGCCTTCCGGGAGGATTTACGGAATCTGCCTCCCGCCAATTCCGGCGAAGAAAGAACGAGGTACGTCAATGACATGTTGAAGAAGTGGGGGCAGTATGGACAGGTTCTTGGAGATGAAAGGAAGCTGCGCCTGTTTGTAGAAGACCGGATTGACGCCATGGGGAGACCCAATACGAACCGGAATAATATAGAGGCCGTTTTGAAGGCCATGCCGGATCATGTGTATATTCCTTATTTTTCTTACCAGGTAGCTAATGCTTACAAGAGTGGCGACCAGGAGCAGATTAAGAAGGCAGAGAGTACGCGGGATGAGGTGGAGGCAGATATTTTGTATAAGACGGAACTTTCCATGACGGAGTGGAGACAGGCTCATCCCAATGCCACACTTGCCCAAGATCTTGCGCAGATCCATCAATTTACCGCTTTTCATGCCGGGAACAGGTTTGCCTATCGGCCTATTATTGAAGAAGATAAGAAAAGATCTGACGAGAGCCGCATGAAGAAGGCGCTGGAGTCCATGCCTTTGTATTCTTTTGAGCAACAGGAAGAGTTGAACGTGTCTCCAGAAGAGAGGGAGGCCCAGCAAAAGAAGGCGGCACAATATATTAAGGGCCAAAGACCTTATTTGCCTTCCCCTCTTGAGAACCACCCTGTTTCTTTTGTCCGGCATGCTACATCCGGAGCGTATGTTTCCAAGCAGGCTTATGAGGCTATCAAGGCTAAGTTTGGGAATAGACCTTTTGCCCGCATTTCTCTGGGACGCAATGGAGCTTTCCTAAGGGTTCCCGTCGTCGGGGTCTATGAGGGAACCCCGCGGGGAGTTGAGGTTTCAGGACCGCTTTATGAACGCATGGCGTTAAGGTTTCCCGGTGAACAGGCCAGCGGGAATGTCAGCATTTACGACGGGCAGGATGAACCGGAAGCGCCGGAAGATGGATACGGACCAGGGTTGCTGCCTCCTTTGCCGGGTGGAGACGATACTTACACGCAGGTGAACGATATTGGCGACTCCGCCCTTCTTCCTCTTTACCAATAGTTTTAGCACAAGAATATATGTTTGCACAGGATGTTTTTGAGAGGTTGGGGCTGTCCCAAGATATGGATTTATTGAAAGAACTCCAGAAAGAGGCATTGTCAGAGCCAACGGAAGCGGCGCAGAGTCCCTATATGGATGACCCGGCATATGCCGGTTTTGAGACCTTGCGCGGTTTGTTTGGTTCCAATCATGGAGATAATCCCTCCATGTATTGGCTGGCACAGGGAAAAGAGATGCCTGAATTTGCCACCGTGGCGGACGCACAGGCTGCCGTCTGGAAGGATTTCCAGAAAAAAGCCCGTGCTTATCAGGCAGAGCAGGAGCGACAGCAACAGGCACGGGAGGCATTGGCTGCTACGATTGATCCCTTCATTGACCGGTACGTGCGCGGGGACACTGTTGTTCCCTCCCCTGAACAGGTAATGATGATGCAGGAGGCGGGCATTTCCTGGGAGAGTGTCAGACGAGCCCGCAGAGGGATGCAACTTGTCCGGGAATATGACGCGCAGGGCACCCTGTACGACGACAGGATCATCAATAATCTGGCGGAACAGGTGGGAGATGATGAGCTGGCACGGCGCATTGTGCTGAATATGTTTTATAATGACGCCAGGAAGTACGCCAAGGATAAGCACGGTGACGAGTGGACCGGGATTGACTGGATAGATAAGGCAGCCCAAGGGGTAACGGGGATGGTACGCACCGGGGGCGTGAAGGGATGGCGGACAGGTCAGAAGGCCTGGCGGAATTTACAGGTAATGGGAGAGGTGGATGCCGTTACGAATGCAGCTAAGCGTCTACCGGAGTTGATTGCTTCCGGAATGGATGTGGATGAAGCACGCGCTCAGATTGAGAAGGATGCCACTTTTCTTGAGATACGACGCCGCTGGGCTGCCGATCTGGTTGAAACTATGGAAGCCGGGGAAAAGGAATATCTGGAAGGGGAGGACCGTCATTTGGTTGGCCGCATTGGTTCGCAGCTTGGTTCCATTATCGGAGATACGGCTCCCTGGTTCATTCCTGCCATTGGTCCTGCTATCGGAGCTTCCTCCGCCATGCAATCCCGCAGGGATGAGGGGGTAAGCATTGGGTTAACGATGGAGGAAACGGAGAAGAGGGCCATGATGTTCGGCCAGGCAGATGCTCTGGAAGAGATGATTGCTTTTTCCCCCATCGGGCGGTTGACGCCCGGATATAAGTGGTTGAAGAAGGCTCTTGGCGGTGGGAAGGCCGCCGGGAAGCTGGCCCCGTGGCGGGCTCGATGGATGGCGAGTCCGAAGGCCCAGTACGCTATTCAAGGGCTTTCCGGTGCTGCGGAAGAGGCCATTTTTGAGCCTACAGCCGGGTATTTGATGCGTACTGTACAGAGCATGAACCTGACGGACGAACGCGGAAAACAGACTTTCCGTCAGTATTTGGACGATATGGGGCAGATGATGCACGGAGAACAGGGTCTTGCCCTGCTGGCATTTACGTTTGGGATGTCCGGCTTTAATTATCCTCAAATCAAAAAGGCGGCCCAAGAGTTTGGCCTTTCTTTGCAACATTACAAGGAATTGGGAGGCACGGTCCAGGGGTATCTGGAAGCCAGGGAGGAAAAGACCGCCGAAGGTTTTTTGAATAAGGCTCTTTCCCATTTGCATGATTCCTGGATGGAGGATCCGCAGGCTTCCATGGAGCGGGCGAGCGCGGCTGCCGGAGAACGCCTTTCCGGGGAGCGCATTGAGTCTTTGCGGGAGCTGGACGCGTGGCGGGCCGCCGAAGATGCCGGCATGGTGCCCAGGGTGGAGCCGGCGGAACAGGAGGGGATGTTCCGGGTGTATGCTCCGGCGCGCGGCACGGAAGCGCCGCGGGAGGATGCTTCCGTTTCCGGAGAGGGACAGGAAGAGGGCGCCCCTTCCTACACGCTGATGGACGGCGAGCAGATGACGGCTTATTTGCAGGCGTTTGTGGATGCCGATATGGAACATGCCATTGTCGGGGCACAACATTTGCTGGCCGGGGATGTGACCGTGGGCCAGGCCCTGGCCCAGGGGCGTTTTGACGCGGCGGAGGTGATTACGCGCACAGTGACGGATGAACAGACAGGGGCCGAACGGGTGGTGATTGCCCCGGAGACGCTGGGGCAGATGAAGGCCCGCGCGGATATGGCGATGGCCGCTATCCGCGCCCTGGAGGCGGAGGGGGTGAGTTATGAGGAGGCCGCCGCCCGCATGGATGCTTCCCTAAGCGAGCATATTCCGCTGGGGATCCTTGTGCAGACATGGGAGGAATCCCAGGAACGCATCAGGACGGAACAGGCCCGGAACCTGGAGTTTAAGGCTCCTGCCATGGATGCCCCGTTTTCCAACGCTTATGTGACGAAGGTGCGCCGGGGAGATACGTTCCGCCGGGTGTTGAGGTATGCCCGCGGGAACGCGACGGTGGAGGATTTGATGGAGGAGACGATGGAACAGGCGGTCATTTCCTGGCAGGCGGAGCAGGGTTTGTCCTGGGACGAGTTCGGCGCGATGCTCCAAGAGGCGCAGAGGGTGATGATTGAGTTGTTTCCGGAGGCGCGGGGGGAGGAGATGCAGTTTATTCACCTGGACGCCGGGAAGCCGGTGACGGGTCATGACGCGATTGAGGCGTTTTCCAAAATCGGGCGTTCCCGCTGGCTGGCGGACGCGGTGCGGAGTACGTCCCTGCCCTCCTGGCTGCGGAATTTGCTGAATCACCTGGTGAGGTTCCTGGGGTATTTTAAGGCGCGCGTGGAGTTGGGCGAGATGGTGCGCCAGGCGGAGGAACAGGGCGTGTTTTCCCTGCCGGTGCGTCAGGCCCTGGCGGTGATGCTGGATGCGGGGAATGCCCTGTACCGGGACCAGCAGGGGGATTTGATGGAGTTGTCCATGGAGCGGGCCAGAGCGCAGGCGGGGCTGGACGCAATGTTTGGCGCGGGCGTGGCGACGGAGGCCCGGACGCTGGAGGATGAGCTGGCGGAGAGCAAGGCGCAGGATGAGGAGCGCCGGCAGGAGGCCGAGGATGAGGCGCGGGCGCCGGAGAATTCCCCGGAGGCACAGGAGGCGCGGCGCGAGCGGGAGCAGGCCCGCGTGGAGGCGCTGGGCGAGCCGGATGGGTCAGGGGTGTTTAACGGGGCGTTTATTGAGGTTCAGGAGGGGGTGCGCCAGGGGTTTATTGAGAAGTCCCGGCTGACGCTTTGCCCGGATGTGCCCCAGTTTAAGCAGGGGGCGGATGAACAGACCGGGGTGGTGAATCCGATTGTGGGGGCATGGCAGCGCAATGCCGCGCCGATTTCCGTGTGGAGGCGGAAGGATGGCGCCCTGCAGGTGATCAGCGGCCGGCACCGTTTTAACGCCTGCACGGATGAGGATATTAATTGCACGGTGTATGATGAGGCGGCCGGGTTTGATTTGGATTGGGCGCAGACGCATGATGTGGAGAATAATATCCGGGACGGGCAGGCTTCCCTGTTTGAGATTGCCCGTTATGTGAGCCGGAAGCGTTTGACGAAGGAGGAGGCGGTGGAGAGGGGGATTTTCCGCAAGGGGCAGTCCCGCCGCGGGGTGGAACTGGGCCTGTACGGCTGTTCCGATTTGCTGGATGCGCTGGGGAATGAGCTTGTTTCTCCGGATGACGCCTGGCGCGTGGCGATGGCGTTCCGCAATCAGAACGAGGTGCAGCGGGCCGGGCTGCGTGCCCTGATGGAGGGGAAGAGCTGGCAGGCCGCTTTGGCCGTGATGCAGGTGGCCGCGAATATGGACCGCATCCGCGGGCTGGCGGAGGCGGCCGGGATGACGTTTGAGACGGATTTGTTCGGCAATTCCCACGCGGAGGAGTATTTTTCAAGGCTGGCCCAGTACGCCGCCGCCCGCGTGAGCGAGCTGACGAGGGAGATTTCTTCCATTAGCGGGGCGAGCAGACGCCCGGAGACGGCCAGGAAGTATGGCGTGGATGTGAGGGATGCCGCCGCGCTGGAGGCGGTGGTGAAGGATTTGAAGGCGCAGAGGGCCCAATGGCAGAATTTCGGCCTGCATGAGGAGTTGATTAAGGAGGCCAATGATGCCGTGATGGTGGAGCTGGGGATGAAGACGCAGGAGGAGGTGGACCGGGAGAACGGCGTGCTTCCTTTGGAGGCGCCGGAACAGGAGGCGGGGTCCGCCGATACGGGGATGTTGCAGCTTTCCCAGGATGTGAGCCGGATGCTGGATGCGGCGCTGACGAGGGGGGCTGCCCCTGCGGAAGATGAGGCTCCCGCAGCGAATTTTTCCCTGATGTCCATTTCTTCCGGGGATGTGGTGAGTTCCGCCGCCGGGATGCGGGCGAGGTTGAAACCGTTGCAGGGCAAGGTGTTCGTCAATAAGAATACGGGGATCCAGGCCGTGATTGAGGCGCGCGTTTCCGGCAAGACGGTGGGCAAGGCCGGGGCTTCACAAATGTCCGTGGCGAATTTGAAGACGCTTGGGTTTTCCGCGGAGGAGGCCCGGAGGGTTCATTATACGGCGGCCACCCGCATTCATGAGTTGTTTGAGAATGCGGAGGATGGATTTTTTGAAGAGGCGTATAAACAAGATGCCTCAAAAGCCGGAGCCTATCATTTTTTCAATACAGTAGATATTGAAGGGATAGGAGCGTTTGATGTTAATGTTACAGCAATCAAATACGTTAAGGAACAGGAAGGTAACGTTCTTTACACGCTGGAATTGACCATAGAAAACCCCGCCACTAGGGGAGCTGCTAGCCGGGAAGGCCGCCTACCTACACCCTTCAAGGACGGGGTTTCTACCCGTAATTTATCTTCTTACCGTTCTTTTGTCGAGAAGGAAAAGGCGGCTGTCAGGAAGAAGGCGGAGTCTGACGGGACGTTCATGAAGGCTCCGAATGGGAAGGATACGAATCTGACGGAAGACCAGTGGCTGTCCGTGCGCACGGAGGCGTTTAAGAGTTGGTTTGGCGATTGGGAGCATGACCCGTCCAATGCCTCCAAGGTGGTGGACGAGAATGGGGAGCCGCTGGTGGTGTATCATGGTTCTCCGCATGTTTTTACCGTGTTTGACGTGGAGCGTTCCGGAGAGAATTTTAACCGGAGCCGGGAGGATGGAGGGTTGTTGTTTTTTTCTTCCCTGCCGGAGACGGCGGAAGATGTGCTTTATGATTTAGAGGGCCGTTTTCCGGGGACCGGGTTGGAGAGTGCGCGGCTGTATGCGTGTTTTATGAGGTTGAGGCGTCCGTTTATGCTGGATCTTGGCGATGCTTCACAGCGCCCGTTTTCCGGGGAGGGTGTGCCGGAGAATGTGAAGGGTTCCCCGATGGCGTGGTATTTGTTTCCTCACGAGTTGAGGAGAGGGTTTGATGAGGGGAATGCTCATGGCGCGGGTTATGACGGTGTTGTTTTGAAGGGCAAGAATGCTTATGACGGGAGTCCGGAGGTGTGGGGGATGGCTACGGATTCCCGGCAGGTGAAGAGCGCTGTCGATAACCGCGGGACGTTTGATTCAGATAGTCCGGATATTACGTTTTCCATTATTGGGGAGAAGGCTGAATCCTTCCAGGAGTACCACAATAACGGCCTTTCCTACACGGATCCGGCGGACGGGAAGCGGAAGGCGATTATTGATTCCCGCGGGGTGCGGTTGAGGAAGGAGCACGTCAGCGTGAGCGAGGGGGGGCATGTGAATGTTTCCCTGGCCGCGGCCCTGGATTTTCCGGAACTGTTCCGGGCCTACCCGGAGCTGCGGAGGCTGCGGGTGGATTTTTACCGCGACAGCGGGAGCGGCACGGGAGGGTTTACCGATCCGCAGGAGCATTATATTGCCGTGAATGTGGCACGGGGCGGAAAGAACGCGGCTCCCGGCATGGTGCTGGATACGATTTTACACGAGGTGCAGCATGTGATTCAGGGGTATGAGGGGTTTGCCCAGGGGGCCGGGAGCATGAGCCGGGAGCAGGCGCTTGCTTATCTGGGCGGGAGCATGAGCCAGCTGGCGGGCCGGGGCGACGACTGGGCGAAGGCGGCCCTACCCCGCCTGGAGCGGATGAAGCGGGAGCTGGAGGCTGGGACGTTGCAGCCGGCGTTTGTGTATGTTTTTTCCCACGGGGAGCAGGAGGCGCGGCTGGCCGGGACGTTTGAGAAGAATAGCGAGGGGGTCTTGATGAGCGGGCTGAACGGGTTCCGGCTGCTGGACGCTCCGCAGTTTTCGATTCCGCTGACGGGGGATATTACGGAGCTTGGCGGCATTACGTTCGGGGCCGGGAGGTTTGGACGGATGGCCGGCAGGGTTCTGGCTCCGAACGGGGATTGGCTTTACGATGAGATGGTGTTCAGGATGCGGGCCGCCACGCAGCGGTCCGTGAGTAAGCTGCGCCTGTTTGAGACCGGGGACCGGGAGCGCGGCCTTGAGCTGCTGGCGGAGGCGCAGGAGCTGATTTCCACAGTGGAGCGGTATTTGCCTAATTCTTACGGGTTCGGGCTGGAGCCTTACAAGATCTGGCTGAATGTGTTTTCCCTGCTTTACGGGAATAGCGGGAAGATGGCGCCGGGCGATGCGGTGGCCAGCGCGTTGGAAGCGATTCCTATGAGGAGGTGGCCGGAGATTATGGAGGGGAGCATTGGCAAGAGTTTTGTCAATTGGGCGGAGAAGAGGCCGGAGCTGGAGGATGTGGTGGTGGAGGCCCGGAGGGAGATTGCCGAACGGCAGGCTGATTACGAGCTGGATTCTGCTCCGGACGCGGATAACAGGGCCGCCCTGGCGGCCCGCAAGGGGGTGGAACAGGAGGTGTGGCGCCGGTTGTTTGAGGAGCACGGGGCCGAGTTTCTGGAGGAGTACGGGGAACAGAAGGTGTTCCGGCTTGTGGGGAAGTTTATGGAGCGCGTGGTGGAGCAGATTGACCGCTTCCGGAAGGACCGGACGCTGGGGCGCATCCGCCGCGTGGCGGCTTCCGTGGCTCCGCGGACGAGTCCGCAGGGGAAGCCGATGCGCGGGAAGATGGACGCGGAGAGTTACCGGAGGCTGGAGAGGTGCTTGCGCCTGCTGGAGATGACCGAGAGCCAGTACGATGAGTTTTTCCAGAAGAATTTTCCGGAGGATGCCGAGGAGGGGAAGAGGTGGGAGGATCTGGCCCCGGATGCGCTGGTGCTGGTGACGCTGCCCGACGCGGAAGGGAGGCTGGAAGAGGTGGCCGTAACGCAGCGGGAGTTTGAGGTTTACGCCTGTTATGAACGGATGGACGTGAATACCGCGGAGAAGTGCGGCGCGGCCCTTGGAGAATTGATTGCCACGTCCCGCCATGCCTGGGAGAACGCAGCGGAGAAGAAGAAGCTGGAGGTTGCCGCCATGGCCGCCCCACTGCTGCAGGCCACCGGGGATTTGGATGATAGCAGGATGGCGACGTTCCGCCGGAAGGCGAGGCTGCGGGCTTTGCCGAAGAATCCCCTTTCCCTGTTTGATTACCTGATGAATTTTAATCAGTATATGCAGGCGCTTTCTTCCGTGGAGCCGTTTGCCGGGGTTGCCCGCCAGTTTGAGGAACGGGCGGCGCGGTTTAATGTGCAGCGGCAGGCGAGCGAGAAGGAGATGCTGCGTTTTGTGCATCATACCGTAGCGGAGATTGCGGGGTCCGCGGACCGGTATGATATTGCCGAGTGGATTTATGAGGGGCGCATGAAGCAGGATACGGGGATTTCTGTTGTGGAGCGGGAGCCGTATTGGAACAGGAAAGCAAACGCCCTGTACCGGGAACGCCTTCTTCATTTGCTGCGCCGGAAGGTGAAGTCCCACGGGCTGGAAGCGGTGCAGCTTTATTTGAGGGAGTTTAAGCTTTCCGAGGGTTTGAAGAAGGAGGTGGACGCCCTGTTCGGGCACCGCCGCAAGGATATTTCCGCCAAGCAGGCGAAGAAGGCATTGGAGCACATGGAGCGCGTGTTTACGCAGAAGGAGTGGGAGCGGTACGGGGACCAGAATGTTTTTGTGAGGGAGCGGGCGGAGATGCTGCGATCCAGGACGAAGTATGCCAAGGAGGGGTATCAGCCGAAGAGTTTCCGGCTGGATGGCCTGTCCCGGATGGAGGCGGCGTATTTGGTGCTGTTGTCCGAGCAGGCGGATTATACCGAGGCCCTGGCGGAACGCGGGTTTGACGCGGAGGTGATGGACCGGCTGCGCGGGTTTGCCGGGGATGAGGTGATGCGGTTTGCTTACGCCTTGAGAGAGAAATTGAATGAACGGAGCGGACAGGTGCAGGAGATGACCGAGAGGCGCTACGGCTCACCGTTTCCGCTGACGGAGAATTATTTCCGGGCGTTTTTCGATGTGACGATGGAGGCGATTGATAAGTCGATTGCTGATGCGGCGTCTTACGGGGAAGCGGCCACAGGCGGGAAGTTCGGGTTGATTCACGCCCGCCGGAAGCATCAGGCGCACCTGGATTTGGAGATGGATGTTTGCACGGCGTTTATGGCGGCCATGACCGAGCAGGATCTTTACCTGTATGGTTCCGAGATCAGCCGTGATTTGCGGGCCCTGCTGAATTTTAAGGGTGAGGATGGCGAGGCGGGCCGGAGCCTGGAGGTGCTGTTGGGGCGGGATGCCGTGGGCAAGCTGATGGCCTGGGCGGATGCGTTTGACCGCGCCGGGGCGGAGAGTATCCGGGGGCACCTGGATATGAACCGCCTGATGAACCGGCTTTCCGGCGCGGCGGCGCGGGTGCTGCTGGCCGGGCGCGTGGGGACGCTGACCAAGCAGGTGACGACGGTGATTAACGCGATGTATGCTTCCGACGAGATTGGCCTTGCCGAGTGGCTGGGGGCCGTCCGCCGGTATCACGCCGGGAAGCTGGTGAAGCCTGTGCGCGAGATAGAGGTTCTGCCGGAGCTGGACAGCCGCGACAAGACGCGGTTCAGTGCTACGCTGGCTGCCATGGGGGCCGACGAGGCCGGGCGCCGGGTGTCCCGCCTGGAACGCTGGAACCGGGAGGGGATGGATTTGCTGGAGCGGGTGGATATGAAGGGGAATGCGATTTCCGCGGCTATTTTGTACGATGCGGTTTACCGGAAGATGAAGCGTGAGACGCCGGACGCTACGGAGGCCGAGCTTGACGCGGCCGCCATGGCGGAGGTGCGGCGCTCCCTGTCCCGCAAGGGTCAGCCGATGACGCAGCTGCAGAAGTCCCTGGCCGCGCAGCACCGGACCTGGATGCAGGCGGGGATGTTGTTCCTGGGCGGCGAGTCAATCAATACGATGGGCAATGTGTTTTCCCTGGCCCGCAGCGGGCAATGGGGGAAGGCCGGGTTGATGTGGGTTTCTCACGGGATGGTGCTGGCCCTTCTGAATGGACTGCTTAATTTCATGACCGATGACGAGAAGCGCCGCCGGAAGCGGGAGTGGTGGCACGCCCTGTTTGATGTGGTGATGGGGCCCGTGATGGGGATTCCTGTAGTAAGCGGGCTGGCTGGTGAGGGCGTGAGGCAGCTTGCGAAGCTGTGCGGGTATCATGCTTTTATGCCGGGGAATAATTTGCTGGTGCCGTTTTCTAATGCGGCGGATATCGGGAAGGCGTTTTCCAACGCCTGGAAGTTGTTTGACGGCAAGGAACGGCCCTGGGAGGATGACGCCCTTTCTTTCCACGAGCTTTTACGCACCGCAGCAGCGGGGACGGTGGCTTTTTCTCCACGGACAACCAAGGGGGGCGCCGCTGCTGTAGGAGCCGCCCTGACGATGGCGCTTCTGCTGAATGTGACGGAGTTTGCCCTTAAAACAGTCCGCAGCGTTCAGGAGAACGGTGCGGACTGGGATAAGTGGGTCGGAAGATGAATCCGGTGAAGACGGTAGCGGATGTGATGGATTGAAGGCACATTCACTTGTGTCATTACATTAACATATCATAATGAATGTTTTATAAAAAATAATATGTTTTTTAGTTGCAGAAATAAAAGAATGATGTTCTAATCCTCTTGACGTCGGAGGTTTGTCCTTCCCGGACAAGCGTCTGCCTTATGGTAAGGCCGACGTCTATTTTTATACCCTTTTTCTGGGGGGATAAGAAATCCGCGTAACTCCAGATGATGTCTGTTTACGCACGCCTGAATGTTGTTTTTTAACAGGTCCCCCAATCCAGCGCAGGGTGTTATGAATTCTACCGGAGTTGTCTTTCCACGAATAAAAGCAGTTTTCCAGTTGGGAGTAGAGTGGCATGATCGGAGCAAATTCCGCAACTCTCAATCCAATGATGGTAGTGACAATGTCTGCTATTTGGATACCTATGTTTTTAGCTTGAGATATGGCAAACATAGGTATTTCAAGAATAGAGGACCTCATCTGACTACCAGGAGCGCTTTTGACAAGGAAATTGGTAATGGCAGCTGCATTCCTACCGTTTGTTCCATCATCCCGGTTGTCAATAATGATGATGGCTTTTCTCCCATAATGTTCCCGCTTCATATAGATGTTGATACGTTCACAGAGACTTTTGAATGTAGCATCAAGAACACCAGTGTCCTTGCAAGAAAAACTTTGCATGGCTTGGTCAAAACAGACACACCCAAATACCGTAATTTTACTTTTTTTTAGGAATTGGAGAATGGATTCAATGAGTTTGACGTTAGTTGAACCTTCTGGGTACATCTCGTGTTGTTTGAAGGAGGTTCGAGATAAAAGATTTTTTCCCTTCAGTTCAGAGTTGTCCGCGTAGTCTTTTCCAAGATGTTGAAGTTTTAATTTATAGATGGTATTGGCAATTTTTGTGTAGTCTCCAATAGGGATAGCTACCCCGCACATAGCTCCAAATTTATGTTTTTCTCCCCCTCTATCCAGTTCTCTAAATGTTTCATCCAAGAAAATCAACATACCAATTATTTATGTGTTTTATATACCTAAAGTCCCGACTTTCTAAATGGGCGTCACATTCCTTTGCAAGGCGGCGACAACGGATGAAAAACTAAATGAAAAAGGGTACAACCTCAAGGAAATATTGCACAACTATTTTTGTGATATACTATATATTGTGGCATTATCCTTGATTTCAAGGAATATTTTTATTGTCTTGCGTGATTTTTTTGTCTAGTACTTGGCTTCATGTTCGTCCGACTGGTTGTCAAATACTTGAGGACTTGAGTTTTTGAGGATATAGGAATACCTTGGAGAAATGAAAGGTTTACTGATTGCCATTTGCGTTTTCCTGGGGCTGGCATTGTTGCCGATGCCCTACGGCTATTATATGTTCCTGCGGTTGGCTGTGTGTGCTTACGCCATATTTGTGTTTACCCAGGAGCAGAAGAAAGGGGTGTGTTTCGGGAGCGTATCCGCTGCCGCTATTGCTCTGCTTTACAATCCCGTCTTCCGGGTGCATTTGGAGAAGGAGGTCTGGATGTGGGTGAATGTAATAACCATATTATTATTCATCATTGTCTCGTTGCCATGGAGAGAGTTTGCAGAGACAAGAAGAGAACGAACAAGGAAACTTAAAGAGGAAGCAGAGAAAAGGAATGAGGAAAAATTTTATGGAGTGTATTATAAATATTTTAAAAGTAATTTTCTTCTTCCGAATTACTGTGTAAGATGTAAAGAAACTATAGACATATCTACAAGCAAAGATTTATTATGTCCTTTTTGTTATCAAAAAGTTCAAGAATTTATAGAGCAAGAAGAGAATGAATTTACGAAGACGGGAAATCTTCCCATGAAATTGAATTTCAAATGTAAACATTGTGGGGCGGAAGAAAGAACAAGATCGTTTACATTTGGATTTTGCAAACCATGTTATTGGTCTCTTTGCGAACTTGAGTCAATCGCGAAGAAAGATTTAAAAGGCTATGAGCGATATAAAAAAACATGCTAGCTATAAAAAAAGCAAGAACGGATAAAGAAAAAATCTATTGGCGGCCAGCATGAAAATAATACTAACAGGAAGCTCTACCAATTGGGTTAGCCATTCATGAAAAGTTTATATAACAGATAGTTTTTTAATTTTTATTATTTTATATTTTATTATAACGATTATTACTGCACTATATCTGACAACAACTGTTATAAGATAATTACTACAAAAGACGATTTACAAAACCGCATAAATACAACCAACAATTGTTATAATAGGAGCAAACCAAACTACCAGACCACCAGCTAGATATGATGCTCTATGACTAAATGTTCCATATAAAGCAATCCCTAATGATGTATCATAACTTCCATACATTTGTTTAGTTGCTTGATAGATACCGTTTGAAATAGATAGAGCATAAGTCATGATTAGTAACATAATTGGAATAAGTTCTAGACCTGAATAAAAGTATATCGCTGCAACATAAAACGAACTGATATAAAGAAGTATACTAATACTTGCTATGAACACTTGAAGACCGGGAGCCTTTTGTCCAAATACATACGCATTGATAAGTTCCGGTATAGAGAGTATGAGATTCGCTATAGGCAACACAGCCAAGAGAATGAAGATGATAGCAGGTACATAGAGGCCGATGCAGAATGCCCAGATAAGTCCAACGAGTGAAATAGGGAGAAGAATAAGGATCATAGTTTTAAATTGCGCTGATTTTGTTTATTTTGCCCCGCCACAAATCTTGCAGTTCACACCGCTGGGTGTATCGCTGGCTCGCCCTTTGCAAGCCCGGTAGTACCGGCAACCTTTGTTATGGGTCTTGCCCGTTGAGCTGATCCAGTACGCTTTTTCTTCCGCTGTTGGCTTGGCTGCCGGTTTCCGGTGGTAGTGGTATTCCCCTGTTTTGCGGTTGTAGTGACCGCCGTTGGCGTCCAGGCCGCCAGGGTGTGCGCCTGCAAGGGGAGTGAGAGAGATGAGTATTAAGGGAAGGAGTGAGGTTATTTTCATGGCATTTTGAGATAGATATGGGTTGCATCCAGTTTCCAGGCTCCATCACTTGCCAGACCGACGGCAGGCAATAGAAGGAGACATCCGCCCACTGCGTCAAGGATGCCTGTGGTTGAAATGCTGTAGTCAATAGCGGCGCAAGCGGTGCGGTTTCCTTTGGTGGCCGTAATGGCGTGACTTTCTCCTTTGGAGAGTTGCACTGTGGCCTGTCCCTGCCCCAAATAAACGCCGTCCGCACGAATTTCCGCGTCTTTTTCCGAGGCCGTGATGGTGACGGGCTGCTTTCCTTTAACAAGGAGAGAGCATGAGGATAGAAGAGGGAGGGTAACGGTCAGAAGAGCGACCGTTACCCAAGAGAGCAGTCTCTGTTGAGAGAACATGAGAGGGTTTAATTTTTTCTCATGATGGGGTCACCTTCCGCGACGAAGGATTCCTGCCCGTAAATGAAGGGTATGTAAAACCATTTCCGTTCAAGCGTAGCATTGGAGAGACCAACACAGTTTGGACCGTTTTTTTCAATGGCGTTATCAATGGCTTCTTTCATGTCAGGAATGCCTGTTGGGAAGAAGATGATGATATGTTTTTTGTCTTCCCCTTTAGAACGAACGTTGTAAGTGGTGGTATACCCGGCGGTGTGCTTCAGGTCCATGTTTTTGGTGGAGGCGACGGTGAGGTCCGCCACACGGGTGGTGCACGAGACGGCCAGGAGAACGGAGCCAGCTAACAGCAAGTGTTTTATCTTCATATTTATACAGTTTGAGATGTTTCAGTTCTGCATGCAATATGTTTTCATAAGATATATATGTTATGCTTGTTACGTCTGCATTTTCTATTTTCCTAACAAATAATGTATATTTTTGTAGGGAGTGGTAATAAAAAAAGCCCCCTGGCCGGAGGCCAAGGGGCGAAGTGTTCTAACGTAAAGAGGCCAAACGATAGCCTCTCTTCTCAGAAAAAACAACTCCTAAATCATTGTTTCAGTATTATTATGTAAAAATGCGTACTGGAATTGTTATGAAGGGGCTGTATCCAACAAAAGGAGCTGCCCCGATAGAGGCAGCTCCTGAATATAGTAAAGGGAGGTGTTAATCTTCCCAGGTTCCACCTGCAGCTTCAATAGCATCCCGTACCTGAGCTGTAAGATAGTGGGGGGCATTGTCATTATCGTGGCCCGGGATAGTCACCGTCTGGCCATGAGGATGATCGTATACACGATGGGAACCCCGTCCTTGTCCTTGCTGCAGGATGAATCCGGCATTTCGTAAGCGTCTAATCAGATCTCGTATTCGCATAAGTGATGTTGAAGATACGAGAAGAGAGGAGAGTTTCAATGGACGCTGTCCGAATGGAAGAATCAGCCTTTTTAATAGTCTAGATTGCTCGAAAGAAATGATTACCCTTTGTTTATTCAAATTATTTTACCAGGAATCAGAACAAGACCATTATCTGCTGTTTTTTTAGGAAGGAGCTTTCTATATGGAAAGCTTTCCACAGGAGTATCATGAAATACTTCATTTTCTATTTTGGAGTAATTAGGAGATATATAAGAATTTACTATTTTTATTTCTGGTTTTTCAATATTTTCTAATTGTAATTGCTTGTACCATTCTTGAACGTAGTGAACATTATGCGGGAACCTGACTCCAAGGACAATTCCAGATAGATATTGCAATATTTCTGAAAAAAATATATTCCCTTCATCATCCGTTGATGATGCATGTTTGATTGAACATAATAGACGCATCTCTTCTTCAAAGGACCAAGATTTATCCTTTGTTATCATTAAATCTTCTATGAATTTTGGATTAAATTTTGGATTAAAAAAAGGAAATTCATTAGGTAAAACAACTCTATCTTCCTTATATAAAACATTATATAAGCAGTTATGTAAAAAATCTTCATGTAATTTTTCTATTCTCCAATGATTGTGATATGGCTCGTTGTGCGGTGTTACAGGTAATGAGAAAACCAGACACACTCCTTTATGCTTATCTGCGTAATGTCCCCACATCGCAGCAGATGATACGGATCTTGAAAAACAAATTACTTGATGAGAGGAATGTTTAGTATCATCGTTATATCTTATTCCGGACGGCAAAAATTCAAAAATATCATTTGTTCTATAAGGATTTGTTCCTTTTATGCGCCATTCTCTGAGTATTTTTTTCGCAATTTCCCAAGACTGATAAATATAAAGGTCAACAACTTTGGGATTCATAAATTGCAATAAAGTTTCTTCATGTTCTCTAGAAGGAGCTTCCCCGTCTTCCACCCATTTATCTACGTCCTCATCTGAAAGACAAAAATTATGGGCTATCCACTTTTTATCTCTATTTGAGAATTTTAACCATTCTTTTATTTTTTCAGAATATGCAGAATTAACCATGACTGTTTTTGAAAAAAATTAAATAATAAAAATTATTCTTTTTTAGTCGATATTTTATTGATGAAAACAAATACAATATCAATATATTTTATATGTTATTGTTCCATTCTTTTGAATCAAGCTTTCTCCCACCTGTCCAGGGTTTCTACGTATAGAGCGGAGATTTTGCCGCCGTCCATCGGTTCGATGTCTCCGAAGGCAGGGTTGATGGGATGGAGGGTGTATTCCATTTTGCCGGTTTCCGGGTTTTTCCTGCAGACCAGTTTTTTGAGCGTCACGCCGCGTTCATCATGGTATTGAACAATGGTTCCGGGTTTGGGGATGGGGGGGATGGTGTATTTTTTCATGATGACTACGGAGCCGTCCGGAATGGAAGGTTCCATAGAGTGGCCGTTCACGCGCAGCAGGTATTCTCCTTTTTCCAGTTCACGGTATAGCCGGATGTCCTGCGGGATGGTGTCTCCATCCGCCAGGTTGCCGGCGGCAATGTTGCCGATGATTTGTCCCTGGGCTTCCAAGGGGGGGGCTGTGAATGTTTTTACCGGGGTAAACTGTTTGTGGACTGCTTCCGCTTTCCTTTTCTGATGTGCCTTGGCTGTGACTTGAAGGATATGGGAAACCATATCCTCTATAGTTTTTTTTGCTTCATCCGCCATGGCGCGGAGTTGCTTTTCAAAGTCTGGCGGAAGCTCAAACTCAATTTCTTCCTCCCCTGACATCAGTTTTTCAATGAGTTCCATTTTTTGAGGGACGATCGGCTTGCCAGCGGAAAGCCAGTTATCAACTGTTCGCTTACTGACTAGCGTTTTTTCAGCTAACCACGCGCGGTCTCTCCCTATCTTTTTGAGCCACGTTTTGATGTCTTCTGCATTAAGCATGTCAGCATTATGCACCAGAAGCGCATTAAGAGCAATAGAAATATTTATCATCGATACACCCAAAACGAAAAATAATATTGACTAGATTTCGTCTCTGGTGCATTTTAAGGCTATCAACAGAACGCAAGACGCGAATATGATCATCGACCTGAAAAAAGAAACGCAAGAAGTTCGGGAGTGGTTCCGGGATGCGCAGGCCGCTACAGGCTTGAGCGGCCGGGCTCTCGTTATCGGTGCCATCATGGATTTCCGCCAGAAGGCAAAAGAACGTACTCTCCAACCTCGAAAAAAGAACCCCGAACCCAAGAAGCCGGCAGCATGAAAACAGAAGATTTAGTCGTCCGGATAGAGTTTCTTAATAGCAAACGGGGAGAGTCTAAAGATACGCCATGTATTGGGGTGAATGCGGATGGTGCCAACATCGACCAGGAATCCTTTGTTTACGAGACAGCGGACGCTTTTGTCCGCAGGGTCGAGTTCAAGCTCGGCGCTCTGGGATTGAACAAAGGAGAGAAGCCTTTTCTTCTCGTCTTTGGGGAGACTTTGGAAGATACGTTCGTTCCTTTTCTCTGCGGCACGGTTGGAAGAAAGCTGGAGAAGATTGCCGCCGAGCTTCCCCATGATGCGCACCAGGATAATGGAAACACTAAGCAGGAAGATGATATATGCGACGTGGTTGTGCTGGTTTGTCCACTCGGAGATGCCAAGTGGTATCAGAAGTTTCTCTGGGGTGATGAGGTAAATCCCGCTGGCACAAGCAAGTACGCAGTCCGTGTGTTTGATGGCGAGCGTTTTAAGGAGCTCCGCGAGTGGGCCAAACGTGGCGATTTCCATAGACGGGATTTTACCCGATAACCCTAATTATTTCAAACCTAACAATGATGATGAATACGAATACAGAATTACCGAGGAATGCTCGGATGTTGACCAAGGAAGAAGCAGATGACTGGGACAAGAGCTGTTCCGCTTTCGGCCCCATTTTCCTCGAAGTAGATGGGGAAATACGCGAGTTTGAAAGAATAAGTTCCTGTCCTTCCCCTGTTCTGGGGAAAGGTTTCCTGGTATTGGCTGTCTCTTGCCCCGAATGGGGGAAAGAGAAACTAGTGATTGTTGCCAGATGTAAAGAAGGAAAGGAGGTAGTTTGAATGAATGATGCGGAATCTAGAATTCGCGTTAGGGATGGTGAGAATATAGGTATAGGTTCCGTCGTCATTTTTATCAATCATAGCAATGTAATCCACATTCACGATATGGGGACGACCAGAAGAATCTTCTATTGTGATGAATTTAGGCATAACGGAATAGTAGCCTGACAGCTTTCATCTTCAAGAATAATGAGCCGGCATGCGCATGAATTTAGGCAATACGAGCACATTCAAAGCCAAGACGTTACATTGGCAGGCTCTCCACTTTTATTTAAGTAATAACAACCAATATTAATCACTAACAAATAATCAATGATGAACTGGACTGAATTTATTGTTGTCACGATGCTCAACCTGGCAGGCTACTTGTCCGCGTTGATGCTTGGTATCAGCCTGGGAGAGAAACACATCATACGCCAGGTAAACAGAACCCTGGAAGAGATGAGAAAGGAGCGGGCATGATTGTCGAATACGATAACGAGGATCGGTGCATCCGGGTGAATGGAGAATACGTCGCCATCCGGGAAGCGGAGGGCCTCATGGACGATTTGACGCTGGCGATTGACCAGTGGGAAGTGGATCACGCCGCGCAGTGCGACAACCCTGACGGACATGATGACGACTGACATGGAAGAAGCCCTGATCGAAGATTTGAAGCTGCTCGGCTGGCACGAGCTTTAACTAATCGCCCGGCCCAGGTGGGGCCTGAAACCAAAAACAAAAATCGAAACGGAAAAGAGTAATACGGTCTGGCAGGCGCGGGGCGGCGTAAAGTCCCGTCCGGGCGGCCATTTTAATTAACCGAATATGAGCACGAATGAAAAAACGTTGAAGAGTCTGGCGGATGCCCTGGAAACCATAGCCAGGGTTCTTAAGGAGGCTGCTTCTTCTCCTGTTCCTTCCTCCCCGGAGGCGGCGAGCGTGGGATTATTGCCTGATTCCGACGAGGCGCAGGCGATTACCGCCTTCCGCGGCAAGGTAGTTGTCACTCTGGATGACGTGAGGTTCATGACGGGCTGGGGAAGAGAGCGTATTCTTGCCCTTGTCCAGGACGGCAGCATTCAGGCATTGCCCGGAACAGGAAGCGCCGGATGCCCCTATGAGTTCCCTGCCCTGTCTGTATGGCGCTATATCCATCAGCAGGATCATGCACAGAAGCCTCAAGTGAATGGAGTGGATATGAATATTCTTCCCCCGCGCAGAAGACGAAAGGGGGCTGCGGCATGAAGAGTTTTTTCAAATTTCTGGGAGCCTGCTCCTTTGGTTTTTCCGCTGTAAGTCTGTTCTGGCTGGCGGTGGAGCTGGATAACGCCGAGCTGCAGGCCGGCAAGAGTCCGCATTCCGGGTTTTGCCCGGAGTCTCCCTCCCCCATGAAAGCTTTTGACGGTTTGGAAAAACCGTCCCGCCCTCACGGTATGAGGAAACAATGAGTTGGCCGGGGACGGCGGCAACCGAACCCCGGCCTGTTATCAATAACATGAATGTGAATACTAATAACGTGAATACCCCTAACACAGAATCCCTGACTTTACAAGAGCAAGGACAGCAACTGTCCGTTCTGGGAGCGTTTGCTAACAGTGAACAGTTCCAGATGGCGAAGCAGGCCGCCGAAATGCTTGCCTCCTCCAGCATGGTGCCTGTTACCTACCAGAATAACCCCGGATCTTGCTTCATCGCCCTGAATACTGCCCTGCGGCTACGGATGGACCCTTTGATGATCATGCAGAATCTTTACGTGGTTCAGAATCGCCCGTCCTGGTCCGGACAGTTTGCTATTGCTCTTGTGAATATCTGCCCGAAGTTCTCGGCGACTTGGTTCGAGTACCGTAATGAGGAGGATTTTCAGAAGGGTGTGAGAATGTGTGCCCAGCTGAAAACGGGACAGAATGTTTACGGAACCTGGATTACCCCGGAGATGGTGAAGGCCGAAGGATGGGGGAAGAAGTGGCAGACGATGCCAGAACAGATGTACAAGTACCGTGCCGCGGCGTTTTTCGCCCGGACGAATTGCCCGGAAGCGTTGCTGGGATTGAGCGTGGAGGGAGAGGCGGAAGATATTGCCGGCAAGAGCCAGCCGGATATTAAGCCGCCCCTGTTCAAGTCCAGGGAGATTTCCGGAGGTGACGTTGTGGATGCCGAGAAGGTTGCTGACTCCCCGCGTCTCCCAGTTGCCGCGAAGATCCCCGGCAAAAGCGACGCGGAGATTCCCCCTCCTCATATCCGGTTGATGGAAGCCCTGTCTTGCACGGAAGAGGAGTTGAATGCCGTGTTTAAGAAGGCGTCCGGCGGCAAGGTGGATAGCTGGAAGAAGCTCACTACCGCAAAGCTGGAAGATTGCCTGGGGAACCTGGGAGAGATGCAGGCTGTGCTGGCTGAAATTCAAGCGCAATAGGAAGGAGAAGCAGATACATGGATACGTTATCGACTTATGATCCCCGCCAGGGGCTGCCCTCCGCCTCCGCATTTGGCCGGCTGGCGCTGTGTCCCGGCTCTTTTACCTTAGAGCAGTCTTGCCCGGATGAAATTTCCGCCGCGGCGAACGAAGGAACCTTGCTGCACGCCTATATGGAACAGTTGCTGACCGGGGAACCCTGGGAAGGCGCCCCCTTGACTGCGGAACAGGTGGAACTTTGCGAACGCGCCATGCGTATGTTGGACGGGGTGAAAGAGATGATTGAGAGAGATCATCCCGGCGCCGTGTTTTATCTGATCTCCACGGAACAAAGAGTGTTTTACCGCAACCTGTTCGGGACTGCGTACTATTCCGGACAGTGGGACGCCTTGTTTGAAGTGAATTGCCCCGATGCCGGCTTCATGCTGGTGGCGGACTGGAAATTTGGCCGTGTGGAGGTGGATTCCGCCGAGGCCAATCGCCAGCTTGAGGCCCTTGTCCCTTTGGTGGCCCAAAAGGAGCAGAATGACAACGTCATTCATCAAGGCATTTACGCCGCTGTTATCCAGCCGCGGGTAGCCGGTCCCGCATCCGTGGCATTTTATGATACCGAAGCGATTGACCAGGCCGAACAACGTTCTCTCGCCGTCGCCAAGGCGGCTATGGCCCCGGACGCCCCGCGCTATTGCAGCGAGGAAGCTTGCCGGTATTGCCGGGCCAAGGCTGTGTGTCACGAGGCAGCGGCCCTGGTGGAGCAGGCGTCTTTGATTACTACGGAGAGGGATAAGTGGGAGTTGTTTTCCCCTGCCGAGAAGGTGAAGGCTTACCGCCTGGCGAAGACGGCAAAGAAATGGGCGGCGGCTGTGGATTACCGGTTTGAACAGGATGTGGCCGCCGGCCTGATTCCCGGTTTTGAGATGGCGCCCGGACGCACCAGTTTCACGGTAACGGATCCTTCCGGGGCGTTTTCCGCGTTGAATGCCGTGTTCCCGGACGAGGTGACGGCGGAAGCGTTTGCCGGATGCTGCAAAGTCGGCATCACGGAACTGGACAGACTGGTGCACGCGGTCCGTAAAGCGGCGGATCCGAAGGCGACCACGAAGGCCAGCCGCGAATGGCTGCGGCAGTTGCTGGCGAAGTATGGCGAATCGAAAACCACGAAGGGTTCCGTGAAGGAAGTGGAAGGAGGTGCGGCATGATGACTACATTGACCATTACCTTGCCCCACACGCCGCGCTGCCTGTCCCCGAATGCGAAGGCCCCTCTCACTCCGAGGGGGGCCATTGTGGCAAACAAGAAGAAGGTGTCTGCCAAACAACGTGCCCGGACGATGGCGTGGGCAATCACTTGGGAAGCCCTGAAAGGACAGAAGTTTGTACCCACTCACTACCGGGTAATCTGGTATTTCAAGGGAGACCCGCCCGATGATGATAATGTCCTGACGCGCTGTAAATATTATAAGGACGGAGCGTGCAAGGCCATGAAGATTGACGACGGCCCCCTGCGTTGCCTGGGGATTGACCGCGTACATGATCTTACCCGCGCCGGACAGGTGGAAATCGTGTTTGAAAGGAGGGAGCAATGAACCTCCTGTACATTGACCTGTTTTGCGGAGCCGGTGGAGTGACGACGGGCATTTCTCAGGTTCCCGGTGTACATGTCGTGGCCTGTGTGAACCACGATGCCGATGCGATTGCCTCCCATGCCGCCAACCACCCGCGCACCCTCCATTACACCGAGGACATCAGGACGCTGGACACCGCGCCAATGGTTTCCCGGCTGGAAACGATGCGGGCACGGTACCCGTGGGCAAAAACCGTCCTTTGGGCCTCCTGCGAATGTACCAATTTCAGTAGGGCGAAGGGAGGAAAGCCGCGCGATCCTGACAGTAGAAGCCTCGCAGAGCACCTTTACCGTTACATTGAAGCTCTTGAACCGGACTACATCCAGATTGAAAATGTGACCGAATTCCTCGAATGGGGGCCGTTAATTGAACAGGACGGTCAACTGATGCCGGATCCCGACCGGAAAGGAGACTCTTTCCGCGAGTGGTTTTCCCACATTGAAGGGATGGGCTACAAGGGCGGTTGGCGCATCTTCAATTCCGCCGACTTCGGGGCGTACACCTCCCGAACCCGCTTGTTCATCCAATTCGCCCGGACAGGCTTTGCCCTGGCATGGCCGAAGCCGTTCCTCCGGCGTGAAAACTGGAAAGCGTGCCGTGAAGTTCTGGACCTGAACGATTTTGGTAAATCCATTTTCACAAGGAAGAAACCCCTTTGCGACAATACGCTGCGGCGGCTCACGGAGGGAATCAGGAAGTTTGCAAATCCTCAATTCGTCTTCCGCTACATGACCGGCCCGGGGCATGTACACTCCCCGGAGAAACCATGCGTTACCCTGTGTACGCAGAAGAACCTGTACCTGGCAGCCGGGAAGTTCATGACCAGATACTTTTCCGGCAAGGGGCACAACACTTCTCTTGACGGCCCCTGCGGAACACTGACAACCATTCCCCACCAGTACCCCGTTACGGTGACTTTCATGGACAATTACTTCGGCAACGGCTATCCGACCTCCATCGACGAACCGTGCGGAACTCTCTGCACCAAGCAGCAACGGTTCCCGGTCACGGCAATCTTCCTGGCAAACTACTATTCCGGAGGCGGCCAGCTTACCAGCACGGAATCCCCGTGCCCGACGCTGACGACCACCCCCAAGCCCCGAGTGGTCCGCTGCCAGTTCCTGGACCAGCAATACAGCCAGAGCGGCCCGGCATCCCTGGATTGTCCGTTTCCCACCATCACGACCAACCTCCACCACGGGGTTGTCACGGCATCCTACATCCGCGCCATGATGCGCCCCAAGGCCAAGGGACTTGTCCATTCCGTGGACGAACCCATGAAGACCCTGCTGACGAGGGATTATTTTTACCTGGACACCTGCCGTTATTCCTACATGGGATGCCCGATTTACAACCAGCCCGCGCCCGGAGACACGAAAGCCATGCTTGAACTCAAGGCGGCCATGCGGGAACGGGGGATTTCCGACATCTACATGCGCCCGATCAGCGTCCGGGAAAGTCTGCGGATTATGGGATTCCCCGAGGACTACCGTCTTTACGGCACGCAGACCCAGCAGCGGAAATGGATTGGAAATGCCGTTGAGGTGAAAATGGCCCGGAACATGGCCCAGGCATTGGCCGATTCCATGCCCGGTGCTGTGGAAGTCCACGGTAGGCAAATGGCTTTTGAATTCAGAAAGGAGGCAAGTTGATATGCCAACACGATTGATCAGAGATGCTATTTTGACATCAGGGCGCGTCGCCTCCCTTTCGTGGGAAGCGGAGGTGTTCTACCGACGCCTGATGTCTGTGGCAGACGATTACGGCCTTTATGACGCCAGGACGCCTATTCTCCGTTCTGCGCTGTATCCTCTCCAACTCGACAAGATGAGCGAGTGCAATATTCAACGCTGCCTCTCCGCGTGTGAGGCCGCGGGGCTTATTCTGCTTTATTCTCACAATGAGAAGCCATACTTGATGATTCTGGGGTTCGACCAGCAGGGGAAGTCCATGCCCAAATGGCCGCTTCCGAACGGTTACGAAGTGCTGAAAGTTTCCGACAAGAAGTACGAACTGCGGAAATTCGTAACAGGTCGTAACGATTCGCCTCAACCCGTTACTTATGCGAATGCGTATTCGGATGCGAATGCGAAGACGAATAAACAAGAAAATAATGCAGGGGGAGATAACACGGTGGTTTTTAGCGAGCCGCCCACTGATCCTGCCTCCCCTATCCCGAACCGGGAACGCTTGAACGACGTCCGGGGGATGCGCTGCGCCGACAACCATGCAGACCTGGGATCTTCTCCCGGTGCTGCCCGGTTTGTGGTTGCCACCCTTGCAATCAACCCATCCTGGTCCCGGACTTTGCCAACCGCCCTTGAGCAGGCCGCCGCGCTTGAGGCTTACCGGTCCGCGCAGGGGCGGGTGACGCCGCGGGATATGGAGATGCTCAAGGCTTACTACGCCAGCGGCTTGACGCATGACCGGAGCAATAAGGCTTTTTGGCGTCCGGACAGCCGTAAAAAGTTTTGGGAGTGCTTCGGCGACGTTTTGACGCATGCCGACAGGTGGGCTAAGGAGACGCGTTGGAAGCCCGTCTCCGCCCGCAAGAAACCGAAACTCGAAGAACCACGGCAGCCGGAAGGGCCCGTTGTGGATACCGACACGGCGGCGAAAGAACTGCGAGAATGGAGACAAGAATTAGGATTGGGAGGTGAGGCATGAAGCAGTCGGAGTTAAAATTGATGTCTATCATGTCTGCTGCTTTTTCACGGCTGAAAATGTCTCCGGTTCAGATAGCCATTCTTTCCTGTATCGGTCTTAATCCCGGCATTCGGTTCGGAGAAATTGCCAACCGCGTTTCCGTATCTTCCAGCCGTCTGTGCTTTCACTTGAATACCCTTTGCGGTGCAGGAGACGTTTCTACCTCCCAATATGGTGGCAGATTCAAAAAAGGTTATTTCCTCACGGCACAAGGGCGTAAACGATTGGAAGACGCGATCACACGAACGATGAAAGATCATGCCTAAGAGAGATAAAACATCTATTGCCACAGAGAAGAAGAAGGAATTTGCCAGGCTCTTGGTTGAGTCAAAATTGTCCAAAGCGGACGCATATCGTAAAGCTTACAAGCGCAAGGACATGAGTAATGACGCGGCCAGTAAGGCGGCTTCTCGTTTGTCCAAAGATGGCGAAATTTTGCGAATGATTGATGAATTGAATGCCCAGTTGGACAGATCAGCGATTGCCACCAAGCAGGAATGCCTTGAGTTTCTTACTGCTGTGTTGCGTACACCGATTGGACAAGTTGGGGAAGATTCGCCACTGTGCCAGGAGATTGCTTACACGGATTCCGGGATGCGTAAAAAGATGCCTGGAAAGATTGAGGCAGTCAGGGAGCTTTCCAAGCTGGCCGGATATAATGAGCCGGAGAAGTTGGAGGTTGGCGGCTTGTCGCAGATTGCCGAGGTGCTTGCCGGAACGAAGCAGGACCCTCTTGTGCGGCCTGATAATGGCAATCCTGCTCCGATTGAGTTTGACGGGATAGAGACTGTCCAGGAAGACAAAGAACGCCGCCCAGGGGTACTGGACGGCGTGGGGAATGAACCGTTGGTTTAAACGGCTATTTCACATGATTCCAGACTTGGATTGCTTTTCAAATTCATTTCATTTTGAAGAAATTGCATATCATCTTCTGATACTCTTTCGATCAAATCATTCTTTTCAAACAAACCTTTATTCAAAAGGTAATTTGTTATGTTATCATATTTTAAAATTACTCCCGAAAGATATATTGTGTCCCAATCTTTTTCTGAAAACATATTTTTTATTATATATAAATATTTCTCTTTTTGTTTATCGTTTAAACATTTTTCATCTATAACCAATAAAATAAAATTGTATGTAGAATCAATCCATGGCCTAATTGTCAGAATGATAGAAACAATGTAAGCAATACACTCTAAACTATTACAAGTCACATTTTCATCTTTGTTAAATTTAAATGATTCAATTTCTTTTATATTATTCTTTATATCAACAAAGAACGAACCAAGCATTTCTATAAAATAATCAATAGCCGAACTAAAATCGCCCCAATTTGTCTTAACTTCTTTCGGAATATTTTTTATAAAAGCAATATGTTGATAGAAAAAACTTTCAAACTGTTGAATTTTCATTAACTTATTTTGAAGTTCAAATTCATTAGCCTGTCTTTCCTGTTCCCTGCATTGAGCCTTCAATTCCCTGCGCTGCAAACTCAATTCCCTTCTTTGAAGTTGAAGCTCCAAACGCTGCTGATAAAGGGCATAAATGAAACAAATGAAAGCGAATCCAGCAAACAAGGCATTTAATCCTCCGTACATATCCCCACTGATTCCGAGATGAGATGACGATGGAAAATCAATTTTGCCCAGTCCCCAGCCTACCACTTTGAGGACAAACCACGTAATGAAAGGCCACATAATAAAGAGCCCGAAAACTATAAAGGACAAGCAACACACCCAATTCCTCTTTGATCGTTTCTTTTTTGAAGAAGCTTCTTGATCTGCCATAGAGGAAAATGTAACCCTTTCATATTTCACCTGTCAACGTATTTCACCAATCTGATCATTGCCGATTTACTCAAGTTACGGTTGTATTCATCCTCCGGCGTTTTGTTGTAATGATGGTACATGATTCGATGCGCTTTCAACGGAGGTGAGCTTTCTCCTACTTCCGCCGTCCGGGCGGATTTAGATAATTTTCACCGTGGGGCTTCCAGAATTGAGAATCTGGACCTGGGCCAGATGGGCGGCGTTTCTCGGCGCCGCGGGTTCCGGCGCGTGGCTGCCGCTTTGGAGGGTTCCGTGATTTTGCCTTATGTTTATTCCACCAATGACCGTTTTCTTGTGGAGGTATCCCCTTCCCTGCTGCGCGTGTTGTCCGTTGAGGGGGATGTAGTTGCCTCCCTGCCTTCCGTGTGGACCCAGGACGATGTTTCCTCTTTGCGCCACAAGCAGGTGAACAGCATGTTGTTTCTGGCCTGCCCCACGCATGAGCTGATGGTGCTGAGACGGGATGACGAGGGCGCGTTTTCCCTGGCTCCCTATGAGTTTAAGGCCCGCCCCTGGCGGTATGAGGAGTTCCGGGATTTTCCGGTGCGCCTGACGTTGGATGAGGGGTGTTACAGGGTGTCTTTCGGGGATCATGCGTCCGATCCGGATGCGGCGGTTAACGAGGGGGATGTGATGCGCGTCCAGGTGACGGTGCCCCAGCAGACCGGGTTCAGCACGGGGGCCGTGGTTCGCCAAGGTTGGGTGATTGCCAAGGCGTTTACGGCAGCCAGCACTTTCACGGCTGGGAAAAAGCTCTGCCTCAATGAGGGGAGTTATTGGTCCTGGTGGACGTGCGACAGGGATTTTAACGGGGCGGCGGATTTTGTGGATGGCCTGACGTCTCCGGCGGATTATCCGGAGCATTTTCATAAGGGTGTGATTTGCCATTCCAATACGATTACCTGCAAGGGGACCTGGACGTTTTATTGTTATAAGGAGTGGTACGGCACGTATGCCGTGGAGCGGCGTTTCCCGAATGAGGATTGGCAGCTGCTTGGTACGTCCAATTCCCCGGTGGGGGCCGCTTCCAATTTGCAGCTGACCGGGGACGAGGCGGGGGAGGAGTGTTATTTACGCCTGATGTTGTATGAGTCCCAGCTTTCCAACGGTTCCGATCCCAGCCAGGGGTTTCCGGCTGATTCCTGCGGGAATAAGCTGGTGGTGGATGCTTATAAGAAGGATGTGGTGCTGCGGCTGCATTCCCTGTCTACCAGCGACGTGCGCAAGTTGACGCTGCCTTTGGGGAGTGATTTTTGCGATTTTTTCGAGAAGAAGGGCCTGCCGGTTTTTTCCGCATTGTTGGTTGATGGGGCCAAGGTGGACGGCGGATTTGAGGTGTCCAGGGAGGGACGGATGCTGACGGTGAAGCCCGATGGGTTGACGACGGATGATGTCGGCGCCGGGAGCATGGTGCGCCTGGAATGGGAGCAGGCAGAGGTGAATTTGGACCGGTTTGCGGAGGGGTCGATTGAGATGTATCGATTTTTTCTGCCAGCGGGTACAGTCGTGTCGATGCAGGGGTTTGTCTGCGTTTATGCAGGACAGACGATTCGACTGAATTCGACGTTGAATGTGTGTTCTTTTTGCGAGGGTAATGGCGGTTCTTATTCGTTGAGGTCTGTGTTTTCCACGATGGAGAAGGCGTCTTTTACGGTTCTGGAGGACGGGGTTTATGTGGTGAGGATGGAGACCTGGACCGGAGGTTCCGTCAGTCAACGGGCCAGAGCGCAGCTGGAGGTGCCGGCCTGTACGGCATGGATGGAGGCGGAGGTGACCGAGGTGACGGCTTCCGCGGAGTATTCTCTTTGGGATAATGTGTCCGCGGTTCCGGAGGGTGTACCCCCGTCCGAGGAGTCGTTGATGTGGAGTTTCGCGGCGTTCCGGGGGGTGTACGGGTTTCCTTCCCTGGTGGATGTGTTTCAGCAGCGCCTGGTGCTGGCCGCTACGCAGGCCCAGCCGCAGACGGTGTGGTTGAGCAAGACGGATGACCTCAACAGTTTCGAGGTAGGGAAGCAGGATGATTCCGCGCTGGCTTTGACGTTGAGCACCACAACGCAGAACAGGATTTGCTGGCTGATGGCGCAGAGTTCCCGGCTGCTGTTGGGGACGGCGGACGCGGAGTGGGCGGTGTCCGGCGGCCAGGGGGTGATGACTTACGCCAATGCGCGGGCGGATAATCACGGGTTTGTGGGTTCTTCCGATGTACCGGCCCTGATGGCGACCGATAAGGTGCTGTATGTGGAGAGGGGCGGCGGACGGGTGTATCAGTACGGGTATGATTACGAGAGCGACGGGTTTGTGTCCCGCGATTTGACGGTGTTTTCCGATCATGTGCTGGCCGACGGCGGTGGGTGCCGGGGTGTTGCTTTTGTGCGCAAGCCGGAGCCGCGGGCGGTGTTTGTACGCCGGGACGGGGCACTGGCGCTGATGACTTATAATAGCATGCACCAGGTGCATGCCTGGCACCGGTACACGACAGAAGGAGTGTTCGAGGGGGTAGCCGTTTTGCCCAATGGGGATCAGGCGGATTTGCTGTTTGCCCTGGTGGAGCGGGAGGATGGACGGTTTATTGAGGTGCTGGCGCCGGGTAATGAGTTTCAGGATCCAGGAGGTAGGGATTTTGTGTCTGTGTTAGAGACTAACGCCCTGATTTCTCTTGAAGCTGCTGGACGCCGCCAGCATAGCGGCGGAGTGATGTTTTTCTTTGGCTCTGATGCACTGGTGGATGGTGTTGAGGTAAGCATCGACGGAACCCGCTGGGATGTACTGGACCGTTCCCCGTCTTCGTTTTTAACAAGGGGATGGCATTCTCTAGTTTCTGATGGATGCTGGAATTACGATTCCATGGTGGGCATCCGCGTTTCCGGCAACCGCGATTTCAATTTATTAGCTATTCAGGCATAATGGATAATAATATAGAGATTCTAAAAGAACGACTTTCCGAACGCGTGTGGAGATTAAATCACCTTTACTGGATTATCAATAAAGAGGGCAAGATGCAAAGGTTCCAATTGAATTGGGCCCAGCGGCGGCTTCATGAGCAGTTATGGTACAGGAATGATATTCTGAAAGCGCGCCAGCTGGGAATTTCCACGTATGTGGCCATGCTGATGCTGGACATGTGCCTGTTCCGATCCAATTTCCATTGCGGCATCATTGATAAGACTTTGGTGGATGGGACTGGCAAGATTGGCAAAATTGAGTTGGCTTACAGGAGTTTGGATTATGTACCGGATGCTCCCACGGAAGAAGACGTTGCCCTGGCCGAATTAGGACGCCTCATTAAAGGGGAGATTCAAGCCAGACCTTCCAAAACGACGGTATCTTTTTCCAATGGGAGTAAAATTACAGCCGGCACATCTCTCCGTGGCGGCACATTTCAGTTTTTGCATGTCTCGGAACTTGGATACGTCGCGGCCCACGCCCCTCTGCGGGCCCGCGAGATTGTGACAGGGGCCATGAATGCCGTTTCCAAAGATGGAGTGATTGTTCGGGAATCCACCCATGAGGGAGGAAAGTTTGGCCTGAATTACGAGATGACCAAGACGTCCATGGAAATGGTCGGCAAACATCTTTCTTCCCTGGATTGGAAATTTTTTTTCTTCCCCTGGTGGAAAAATCCGGAGTATTTCCTTGAGGCTGATGATGAACAGGGAGGCGGTTTTCCGGAGGATTTGCAAAAGTATTTCGAGGATTTGAGGTTAAGGTGCGGTATTTCCCTGAATGATGCCCAAAAGCGTTGGTACGCCTCCCAATACAAGACATTTGGAGGATTGGTCCGTCAGGAATATCCTTCTACACCGGAAGAGGCGTTTCAGTCATTGGTGGAAGGATCTATTTATGGCTCATACATTGATATGTTGAGATCCAAAGGGAGGTTGTGCGGAGAATTTGAAAAGGACGACCTGGCTCCCTATTACGTGTCCTGGGATATTGGCATGGCTGATTATATGGTTCTCTGGCTCTGGCAGGTGAGGGGAGACGGCAAGTTTTACGTGATGGATTGCTTGCAGGCCAATGAAAAGCCCTTGGAGTGGTATATCAATTTCATCCGAACGAAGTGGGAAGTGATGTTTGGACCCATTTACAAACATCTGGTTCCCCACGACGCAGGGAGGAGAGATCCCCACGGGATTACCTTTGACGTGTATTTGAGGCGAGCAGGGTTCAATGTGTCCGTAGTGCCGCGCATTTCCGATGTGTGGAATGGTATTTTTGCGGTACGGCGCCTCCTGAATCATTGCATTTTTCATGAGCGATGCTCCCGGCCCCTGAAAATTGACGGAGTGGAATATATGTCTGGCGTAAATGCCCTGGAGAATTATCAGAAGGCCCCGGCAGGAGCACATGGTGTTGAACGGGATACCCCCTTGCATAATAGGTGTTCTCACGCAGCGGACGCCTTTAGGACATTTGCGGAAGCTTATGAAAATGGCCTTGTTGGAGCAGTTGGAGCCGTTGCCATGCCTGCACAAGCGGTAGAATCACGCCAGACACAAGGACTTGCCATAGGCGCGGATGCGCTCTTTTTCTAAACTCCACCGAAAAGCCACACGTCAGCCACACGCCACAAGTACTAAACAAATATAATTTAGATGTATATACAATTTCAAAAACATTGAAATTACAATGATATAATAAAATGCTTTAGTTTACCTTAATGATAAAATCTGCCTTGTAAGCGGACGGTCGTCAGTTCAAATCTGACAAGCGGCTCCATCATAACCCGCTCAAGGTCAACCCTTGAGCGGGTTGCTTTTATGAGGCGTGCGCCATTACTCGTTCCCATGAATTTCCGGCGTGCCGCTTTTGAACATTCATCATCTATTCATATCTCCGGCGGAATGCAGCAGCCGCAGGAAGCAAAGCGGACGCAACATCTGGCAAGAGGCCATTCCACCCACGGGCATCCCCGTCAACTTCCGGCAGCGAAGGGCCATTCCCGGAGCGGGAAGAAGGTTCCGTTGGCGATAACGCCGCCTCAGCAAGCCGTTTCCCCCCTTGAATACTCCTCCATTGCCGTTTCGACCAAAGGAACCATGATTCAAACCAATGGATACTACAGAAAAAAAGATGGCCGCGGCTATCCTCCGGTTTGAAGACAGCCGCGTTACCGGGCCGGATTCCCTGCGCGTTTCCCGCCTTCCCGCCGCCGACAAGGG